TTCAGGTTGATACTGTTGAGGTAATCTTTGAGAGGAATGTCATACTGTTTCATAAAGGGATGCCAGAGGAGTGGATTCAGTGAAGTTGGTAACTAACAATTCAGTCTTGAGTTTATTATCTGGACGATGCTTCATACCATAGGTAATACGAAACTCTTCTTGATGGTAGTCAGTATATGCTTCTTTCAACTCATCGTCAATGTTGTATGTAACCAACCAACTGTGAGGACATACCTTACAGTCTTCCACAAACTGAGTGTGGTTAAAATTCTTATGCATCTCGGCGTTAGTGCCGTAGAGATATGTGTTGATCTTGTATGGAGGATCCAGGAAGATGAATGTATTACTCAACCCCTCCTCAGTATTCATTACGGTCTGGTAATCTAGGTTAGTGATACGCCAGTGCTGAATGATCTCAGAGATATTCTTCAGGTTATGAGCACCACGGGTGGTGAAGTTTTGATTGGATGCAGTCTTAGAGAAGGAAGAGTTTTCAGTCAACCCGCTATAGCTACACTTATTAAGAATCCAAAAGAGCACAGCTTGGCGAAAAGTATCTGCGTTGGATATCTCTGCTTTAGCAGATACGAATAACTCTTTCGCTTTTTCTTCCGTGCTGTTTTCGACTTTGATATTGTAGAGAGTATCCGATAACTCATCGCCACGCTCTTGGAGCATCTTCCAAAAACTGTAGAGGTAGACATACTTATCATTAATCCATATGGGAACGTCAGGATACTTCTGAGAGAATAGCAGTGCTACACTCCCACCACCCACGAAGGGCTCACGAAATTCATTGATCTCACTTGGGAATTTCTCAAGCAACGTCTTTGCTACCCTTGATTTACCACCAGGATAACGGAGTGGAGTTTTCAAATACTTCATTGTATAGAGACGTGTAGTTGTGGCATTTCAAATGGACCTACATTTATGTTTCCACAAGGGAATACATTAAATGAAATAGTCCAACGGTCATAGTTATCTAGTTGACGACCTGAGTAGTGTCGTAACCAGGAGGGAAAGAGAATAAGTTTATTCTCCTGTGCATCAACCTTTTCATTGATACCCCAATCACGCTCCATCATATCACCTTGGAAGACATCTAGTGTGTCGTATGTCCGAGGTGTAACAGGATCGTCAAAGAAGGTAGGAGCACCTGGAGTGAGGTAGTAGACAGCACTCAGATAGGACATTGGATGCCTGTGTAAGGGGTGTCCATACCCACTCCCTGCAGGTGCATGGTTAAACCACATAGAAGAGATCTCTAAGGCATCACAGTAGAGTTTGTAGGCATACCTATACTCTGCCAGACAGTCCCAGAAGAACTGCCTCAACTCTGTGATAGGACCCTCCTCAAGTTTATGGAGATCAGGACGTGAAGTAATGACACCTTCAGGAAAGTTGGACTGCTGAGCAGGATACCCATCCATTGATTCAATCACACGTTGATTGAGAGTCTCGTCTGGTTGTTGATATGTCCTGCACACGACAGGAAACATATGTACTTCAGTCCCTTGCATAGTCACTAAGTTTCAATGGTCCAAGATCATCATTCCATGATTCTACTTTGACTTTACTCATAGGTTTACCCCATCCGCCTTGGTTAATACCCCCATCAGGATAGGTATTGAAGGCAATAGTATACCTATCAACATCATCATGATTGGGTAAACTAGCATGGATCATGTAACTAGGAAATACAACCAACCCACCTGGACCACCATGAAATGCCAACTCCTGAGCGATTTTACCATCTAAATGGAAAGATCCCCACTCTCTCTGGAAGAGGGGGTCAACAAAGATTGTAGGAGCACCTTTAGTGAGGTAGAAGATACCACTCAGATAAGACATAGGATGTCTGTGAGCATCATGATGATGAGCAGAATTTGCTAGGGATCTATTTGCCCATGCCTTATTGACTGCCAGACGATCACAATCGTAACCAGCATCAAAGTGAATGGTATCCACACACTCCTGAAACCAGGACATGAGTGGTTTGAATACTTCCCTACGATGAATGTCATCGCTTGTTTTAACACCAGTAGGTTCGTTGTATGCTTTATACTCTACGTCTTGTAAAAGACCTAGAGTAGTGTCAACTAAAAATTGATCACAACGAAACTCATAACACTGGACAGGAAAGAAGTTTAGTGCTTCGTAATTTTGCCTCACATGTATCCCTCATATGGATTTGGTTTTGCCTCCAACAACACACCGTTAACCTTATTAATTAGATCTTCCATAGAGTAATGCAACTTACGGTATCCACTACCAACATAGAGTTGACCTAGCAGTACTGAAACAGTAGCAACACCCCAGAAGATGTAATAAAATTTGGACTTAACTTGTGCTCTCCTCTTTTCAATCATCACATGATCAGTTTTTTACTAGGGGTCTCAATGATACTAAACATTTGCTCAAACTGTTTGACTACTGCCTCTTGAGTGTCCAGAGGACCGAAGACAAGGTAGTCTTTGGGGACAGTCACAGGTGCATCACGTCCATTCAGGAGTGGTGCCCAAGGAGCAAACCCCAGTCTACCTTCTCCACTAGGGATAGCGACAATAGGGTTACAGAAGGTGACACTAAGTGCAGTGTCTTCGATCAGGTCTGCAACGACATCTTCGCCAGACCGCATACGGAATAGTTTTACATTCATTTGAATTCACATCTCATCATTAACTCAGTCAGGAATGCCACCATGTTGATCTCTTGGTCAACAACGAAAGCAGACTTATACTGATACTCAGAGATGACCAGCACTGCTTCAGGAATGGACTTTGGTTGGACATGGGTGTAGAGGTTGTCATAGATTTTTCTCATAATAGAAATAGGCTCGTTGTCCATATTCTGAGTCACCCACTTCTTCATGTTGGTAAACTCTTTTGTGCGAATATATCCCACGAGGTTGGTAATATTGATGTCATTGGAGACACCAAGGATACCTGTGTCAATCTTTCCCGAAGAAGAATACCGTTGCAACTCATTGAGTGTGCGACGGAAGTCAGGGAAATGTTTCTGGACCACCTCAGCGACAACCTTTGGCTCATAGTTGACGCCTTCACTATCTAGGATAGTTTTGACACGGTTGAAGAATGCTCCTGCCAGTGCTCGCTTCTCCTCACCTTTGAGGGAGAATTCAACAACAGAGCATCGTGAGTGTAGAGGGGAGATGATCTTGTTCTTGTAGTTACAAGTGAAGATAAATCTACAGTTACCTTGAAACTCTTCGATGCAAGCACGAAGAAGCATCTGCACATCAGGTGTGGTGTTGTCTGCCTCATCAATAATGATGACCTTGTGCTTAGCAGTGGAGGTCAACGATACTGTGGAAGCATATACCTTTGCCTGATTACGGACGGTATCGAGGAAACGACCTTCGTCAGATCCGTTGATAACCAGACAGTCAGCACCTAACTCTTTACACAGTGCCTTAGCGATAGTAGTTTTACCAACACCAGCAGACCCTGAGAGTAAGAGATTAGGGATCTCACCCTGATCAAGGAAACCTTGAAAGATTTCCTTAGTGCTTCCTGGTAGAATGCACTCCTCAATAGTCTGAGGACGATACTTTTCTACCCAAAGAAACAGTTTGTTACTCATTTGTTAGGCTCGAGTGCGATGAAATAGTTGAGTGAGGAGTTGGAGAGACTGGAGAAGTTAGCGATGTTACGTCGTGAGAGACATACATGGTAACTGCCAGGGAGCAGTTTCAGGTTCTCAACCTTGAAACAATAACAGAATGTCATACGCTCAACTGTCATGTTACCTGGGTCACTAAAGGTTGGTTTCTTCAGTGGCAGGGAGAAGACATTGGACGTGTCATTCTTCTTGTCTTTCACGCAGATACTATACTCACCTTCATATCCATAGATGCAGAGATCTTCCACACCATAGACTTTAGATGCCTGCATCAGTTGCTCCAGGTCCTGCTGTGGCAGGTCAAAGAACAATTCAGGATCAGGGAGGTCAGGATTAAACTCAGGGACTCTGCCGATGATCTCAGGGTCACTGTAGTAGAAGGTGGTCTTACCCTTGGTGTCCTCATCATAGATCACAACCTTCTTGTTATCAGGGAAGAAGAGAGTGGGAGTCTTGAAAAGTGACAGAGCACCGAGGAAGAGTGGCAGATCATAGATTGCCATCTGCTCAGGGATTCCTTCACGGATGTCGCTTGCTGCGATGATATTCTTATTGACTGACATCGTTTCTACAAACTTACCAGGATCAATAAGAATAGACTTGTTAATAGCACTGAAGTTGCGAAGCACCTCAATGGTTTGCTTGCTCAATTTAACAGTTTGTCTTGCTTCGGCTTGCATAGTTACTGGGGGTAAGTTTCTTTGATTGCTGATTCGTCACTGAAATGAATCAGTAACACAGCGTAGTGTAGCACTTTCATAAGGTCACGTCTAGCAGTGCCTTTCTTGTCATAGCGAGAGGCATACTTCAGGATGTTACTCCTACAGAATGCCTCAGCGTCACCACAAGCATTGATGAGATCAAGGGTCTGGACACCTTCACCATTACCACTGGAATAGTGCTGCTGGTAGGTGGCGCAGATGTAGTCTTTCAACTCCTTGATGATCTCTTCTTCGTTATACTTGTTTGCCATAATATACAGAGATTATCTATAAAGGATATCAGAGATTGAGGGGATTGTCAACTGACACGTCAACGTCAGCATCGATCTTGTCATACAATTCGATGAATGATTGCTTGGTCTCGTCATCGAAACGATTGAGGCAGACCTTAATTGCCTTCACACGGTCAGAGAAGATGCTGTAAGCACGAATGATGTGGACAAGACGACGGGTGGAGATCACCTCATCGACACCACCATCCTTGAAAGTCTTACGGATGATGTCTGCCCATGCAACAAGGTTCTTGATGAAGTCATCATCGCAGCAATCCAACTCAGAGCAGTAGTTATTGAGCATCTTGATCTCAATAGCAGGAGCAGGATACTCTTGCTCAAAGGTCACAGGGAAACGCTCAAGGAATGCCTCATTGAGCACGTTGGTGCCGATGAAACGACCGTCATCGCTGCCTTTACCCTTAGTATTAGCAGTAGCAAAGACGTTGAAACCAGGGGCAGGTGTGACGTGGCGACCAATCTTCTTGAGGAAGACACCCTTACCTTCTAGTATGGACTGCAGGCAGAGGATTTTGTTGGATGCGAGATCGATCTCGTCAAGAAGGAGCACTGCTCCCCGCTCAAGGGCTTCAATAACTGGTCCATTGTGCCATACAGTATTGCCATCGACAAGACGGAAACCGCCAATAAGATCGTCTTCATCAGTTTCAACAGTAATGTTTACGCGGATCAACTCACGTCCGAGTTGAGCACAGGATTGCTCCACACCAAGGGTCTTACCGTTACCTGAGAGACCAGTGATGAATGTAGGGTAGAAGATCTTGGACTTGATGATCTTCTTAAGGTCTGTAGCGTTGCCAAAGGGAACGTAGTTGGCATCCTTAGAAGGAATGAGTGATTCACTGTGCTTCACGACAGTCTCAAGTTGTTGCTTGACTTCTTGCACAGACAGATTCCACTTACCAATACCTGCTTTGTATTCAGTGAGACGCTTCTTGACAGTAGCAAAGGAGCAGGAGAAGTGCTCAGCAGCACCAAGCAATTCTGTGGTGCCAACTTGCTCGCCGTGCTTGCTTTGAAGGTAGTCAACGATTTGATTGGTGGTCACAGGGTGTGGTGCGAATGTCATGTGTTTCTTTGTTGTGTATACAGTAATTATACACAGGTTGCGGTGGAGTAGTAGTCCACCCAGGACGGTTTGTGATCTGGCACACGCAGGTAGTTAGTCGCTACCCATGGTTTGCTTGCCACATACCGTTGGTATGCTTCGATAGTAGAGATACTATCATCAAACTTCCACTCGTCAGGCATAGCGCGAGCGAACGGAGTGTGGTCATCAGGACAACCATGCTGATACGTGACTGCAGCAACTACGAGTGATGACTGACAGGCATGTCTTTTACCGTATCTATATGTATATTCTTCACATAGAGAAATGCCATGCTGCATCAACCACTGAATGTTATCATCAGACTCTGCTACCCACTTGGTGCAAGGGTGATTACGAAATGCACCCTTCTCTGTAGCGTAAGGAGTCCCATCCTTCTTAAGAACAGGACCCTCATTGAGATACCACTTGCTGAATACAATGGCGAGCATTTGGCAACACTCTAGTGGCATCTTGACGATGTGCTTGTCTGGCAGACAAGTTGCTGCCAGGACAGGATCATCATCTACTGCAAAGATATTCATGCAATTTGGTTGATAAAGGACGCGAGGATCTTCTTGTTGTTGGACTTTGCCTTGAGAGTTTTCTTGAAGGCACGAGTAATCTGTGCTTTGGATGCAGACTCCTCTACATCAAACTCTACCTCCTCATTCAACTTGTTACTTTGGATTAGAAACAATTCTTGATAACCCATGATTGGAGCAGAGGTTGACTTGTGCTTCTTGAATACATCAGCAGCGGTCTTCCTCTGTGGTTGAGTGAGAGTATTAAAGTTTTGGATGATGTAATTGATGTCACGGGTGCTACCAAGACGGAAACCAGTGAAGTTACACTGTGGGAAACGACCCTTCATGTAACGTAGGAGAGTTTCAGTCATGTAGTTACCCCACCTTGGTGTGTTGTAGGTGCGACCCGTCTTGCGACAACGAATAGCGGACTGTGCAGGCATTGCAGAGCGATGGATCTTATCGTCATATGTAGACTTGACCCAGCATCCAGACCAGTTGCTCTCGCCATCAGACAGGATACTAACGTGGCACTTCTCAACACCATGCTTAGCAGTAAATGCAGGAATCAGAGTCTGTAGGCATATAATTGCCTCATTCAGAGGGGTGCCACCAAGCATAAGGTGAGGAGGGATGCAGTCAGGGACAGGACGATTCGCGAATGGA